GGAGGCGGGCGGCGTAAGACTCCAGCACGTCACAGATAGCGTGATACAACCTCATGCCGAACCTCCACCTAGTCGATGACGTCGATGCGCGCCACGGCTGCCTTGGGAATGTAGGCCATGCCGGCGTCGAGTGCGAAGGCGAGGAGCTTCATGCCCTCGTCCTGCCATGCTTCGAGGAGTGGCATTACTGACTCCTCATCGAAGTCGGCAATGTCGAGTGTGCCGCCGTCGATGGTGTTGATGACCAGCTTCACAGTGCGGCTCCTGGTGTTGAAGGGGTGAGTTACTGGCTATGGCTGCGTTCTCAATAGTTGGTCAGCTAGCGGTCACTCAGTGAGCTGCGTGGCCATGATCCACGTAGATGCCCGGCGTCTTGGTAGGCGCCGCATCCAGCCCTCCCCGTCACTGATGGGTTTTTGACGGGGCTATTTAGTTGTGGAAGTACGAAGCCCGAGCGATATGGGGGGATTCGCTCGGGCTTCAGTCTTTAAGACGAAAGAGGCCGAACCATCTGGTCCGACCTGGATGTTCCGACAATTATGCGGAGACGTGACTAACTATACAGCATCTAGCTCGCTTGTGTTAATGCCTCTTCCGGCGTGTCTAGCGCCCTGAGCAGCCATGACACTTGATCGCCTGACCATTCAGCGCCGCAGCCGGCGCATGCGATATCCCAGTCCCCGATCTTGGCTAGGTTCCCGTTGTCGTCCCAGCATCCGAGGGACAGCGCCACCTTCCTTTCTTCGCCATGCAGTGACTGCGAGCAGGCGGGGCAGGTCTTCCCGGTGAGCTTCCGCCGTGGCTTTACCGGCCATAGGAGCGCGTTGATCTTGTCGACGTAGTCAGACAGGGTGTGGCTGAGGTACGCATCCCATTCGGGCGTGAGGTCGAGTCCAGCGATCCATGGCAGGAGCCTTTCGAGCGTTCCCGTCCATGCGACGCCGCACATTTCCAGGTAGTCACTCCTCGCGCCTGCCTCAATCTCGGCTAGCAGGTCGAGTGCGCTTACGTTGATCGGGCTTGGCGCACCACTCGCACCGCCACCAGACATGGAGTTCCCCGGCGTCACTGCTGCCCGAAGTTCGTCGAGCAGCGCCGGCACCTTGTGGGCTTTACCGTCAGGGCCGGTTTTGAGGTGTTCACGGCTGAGCTGGTGGATCTGGTCAGCGAGGCTCATGGCGTCTCCTCCTGATCGAGCGCTCGGCATCTAGCGAGCCATTCCTCGTGCGTCTCGGCGTAGATGTATTCGCGCTTCGGTTCCGGCTTGTTGACCGTTGATCGCTCATCCGGGCCGCCGTCCTCGAAGTAGGGCGAACTGAGCAGGTAGTTATGAGCGGCTTTGGCTGTGCGGTAGTGACCCCAATCAGCCTCGGTCGGCTGGGTTACTTCGATCCGCTCAACCTTGCGGTTGTAGCGGCTGTCGTGGAAGCCGCGCTGCCAATAGACCTGCTCGGCCGATAGTCGGATGGTGTAGGAGTTCTTGTTTAGATTGAATGGTTTGCTCATGACCCCTCCTTGATCTCGATGATTTCGAGCACGATCTCCGCGTTACCTTTGCCGCCGTGTCGGTGGTCGGGGCCGATGACCCATTCGGTGGAGTCGTCCACGAGTAGGCCTGCGTCCACGAGCCCATCGACGCATGCCTTGGTGGTGGGTGCGAGGTTGTTGGTGTCGTATCGGCCGGCGCGTGGTTTGAAGATGTGCGCGGTGATGTGGACTTGCCCGGCGAATGGTGGGAGCCCAGTTGCTGCGGCGGCGGATGCTTGACGCCAGGCTTTCGTGAGCTTGGCTTGGGCCATCCGGTGAAGCCGCTGGTTCGAGTTGATGAAGTCGCACGGGGCGGGAATGTCGATTGTGATATGGCGGGCTGTCACGCGGCCACCTCGGGCCGTTCAGCTAGTACGAGTTCGTTAACCCCGAACCAGAGCGCCCACGGTTCGAGCCCTGCGACGTGGAAAGGGTGGTCCTGGCCCTCGACAACGGCGGTGACCGTGCCGACTTGGTCGAAGTAGCGGCAACCACGGGCGATGATGCGGACGGGGTCGTTGATGGCGAATTTCATGGTTGCTCCTTATGTGAATAGCGATAGTTGGTTTTCGACTCGCGACCATGCCAAGAGTTTTGGCAGGTTGATGTCGGGCCCGAAGGTTAGGTATGTTCCATCGGCGGAGTCGCAGCCGATTTCATGGGCGTATCGGTAGCGGCGCTCACTGTTGACGCGGCCCATGTGAACCCACTTGCCGCGGCCCTTAGCTTCCCTGACGAGCGCCTTGGCGGCGGGTCCGAGCTTCCATTCGGTGGATCCGCCGATGAACAGCACATCGAACTCATCCCAAGGCACTTCGAGATCCTCTAGGCCGTCCTGGGCCACTAGTGCCGCCGGGTAGCCCATTTCCCGGATCATCGGCAGGAATGGTGCGGAGCGTTCCAGTGTGCCGGCAGCGTCACCGACGATGTCTGGGGCCGTGGCGAACAGGCAGTCAGCGGCAGCGTGGGCGTTCTTCTCCAGCCATGCGAGCCACTGCGCATCCCCTGGGTAGCCCTTACCGAAGCAGCCATTGTCAGCGCACCACACGACGCCTGCGGGGCGTATGTTGCCTTGCGCTGGCGTGTCGATGAAGCCGAGGCGCTCTTCTTGCATCGCATCGATCACTGCCGGGCCGCAGGGATTGGCGAGGTAGAGCATCGAACCTCCATGCCCGCCGTCCGCCATTCCGTAGTGACAGTGACAGCGCTGATTCCGTGATGGCTAGATAGTTCCGCTCGGACTTCTTCGGTCAGGTCTTCGTGGGATATTTCCCTGTCCGTGAAGGATCGGAGGTAGGCGCGGAGTGAGTGGAGTTCGAATGTCCATCCGTCCGTGTCCCATGTGACCGTGATGTTGCCGTTGTCCACTTCATGCACGAATGGGCACAGGTGCTGGATTGAGGCCTTGGTTGCCAGGGTTACTGGCGAGTCCGTGGGGACCATCGTGGGGACGCTCATGCGGTCACCGGCTTGCGTGAGGCTCGGGCGGCTGCGACCACTACGACTACCGCCAAGGTGACCAGTAGTTTGCCGACCATCTGCCCCGGCATTGCTGCCACGATCGGGAAGCCGGCGATCCAAAGGAATACGACCGTGTCCACGATGGCGCCGACGACGTTGGACGCTACAGCCGCCCGGATGTATCCGCGCTTCCGGAGTGGCGTGTAGATGGCGAGGTCAGCAAGTTCAGCCAAACCGAACGCGACCGCCGAGGCTAAGGCGATGAACGGATCTGCAACGGCGAACGATAGGGCAGCTCCCGTGGCGATTGCGGCGAGGGTCCAGCGCTTGCCGGCTGCGTCTTGGAGTGAGTCGCGGAGCACGAAGGTCATGCCGGCCAAGTAGGTGCCGGCCGTCGCCATTAGACCGAAGCCAACCGGGACCATGCCGTAAGCGGTGGTGACGTAGTTGGCGGCCAGGATGCACGCGAGGAATGCGGCGGTCAGTAGTGCGGTTTTCATTTCTCTCCTTGAACGTCGGAAGCCGTCCCGGTTGGGACGGCTTCGGTTGCTTCTAACTGGTCGGCTATGTCGTGGGGTGGTGTCCAGTGCTTGCCGATGTGCGTCAGTGGTCTTAGGCCTGCTTTGACGTCGGCTTGGCAGCAGCGGCAGTTGTGCCCGGCTTCTCCGATGTGGTCGGGGCAGGGTTGGGGTTTCGGCATCCGGGCTTTTACTTTGGCCGGCCAGTGGTTGCCTGGGTGGAAGATAGGGGCCGGCGTCTGGCATGTAGCCTCCATGGCCTTGGTTGTCGCTGCGATGACGAGCCCGCCGAGGTCGGTGTCGTGGTGCTTGTCGATGAGTGACACGAGCGATGCGACACTCCAGTCCGGGCGGATTTCGTGGAGCAGGTAGGCGATGGCTCGTGCCTGCTGGTCCGTGATGGTCAATGGATTTCCTTTCAGCCAAAAATTCGCAGCGTCTCGCGTTACTTAAGTGATGTTTGGCTGGAAACTCTTTTCATCACTTCTTTAAAAGCCAGGCAAAAGCAGAGGCGAGAGAGGCACTCAAGGTGAGTGTTTAAGTACTTGGTCTTGGTCTTGGTCTTGGGCATGTGTTCCGCCGCCGTTTTGTGAGCGTTCGGAACGGTGAAGGAACGGCGTTCTACTTCCGTTCCTTATTTGTTCCCGCCATGCTTTTCTTGCCATGCCCGTTTGCGTTCCGCGGCTTTCTCTTTGTCGATGAGTACTTGGGCTTTCGTGCGTTGGTATTCGGACCATGAGAGGAATTGCCAGCCGTCGTCGGCTACTTCCCAGAGCCCGGCTTTGACGAGCTTGGCGGCCAGCAGCTTTCCCTTTGGCCAGGACTCCACGAACCATTCCGGGATAGCCCCGTCTGTGAGGTAGTCGGTGCAGTAGGTTCCGGCGAGTGTCCACAGGCCGATGGCTTCAAGCCCCGCGGCCCGTGACTTCGGGTGAGAGTGCATCTTGTCGTCCGCGTTGAACCAAGCCATGTTTTCGGCCTCCTTTCTCGGGGTTTCGTTCTCGGTATCCGCGCAGGTAGTCGGAGTAGGCGGCGGAGCATCCTGGGCATTGCGGTTCGTCGTATCGGCGGTGCTGCCAGTAGCCCTTGGTGGTTCCGCATAGGTCGGGGTTGTAGTCCTTGCGGCGCGGTCGCTTGCGTGGACCTCGTTCGGCTTCGCGGAAGATGTAGGGCGCGGTCGGTTCCCGTTCGATGTCCTCCGTGCGGCGGTAGACGTAGGTCATGCCGCTGTCGCCTCCTCGAAAGCCGCCAGCATGTCCCGCAGGGCCGCAATGGCCTGCTGGGGCACGACGCCGTTACCGCACGCCTTGAGCTGCTCATTACGGCTGATGCCGATGGCAGGATCAGTGACCCAGCCGTCGGGCAGGCCCATCATCCATTCGGTGAAGCGCGGGCTTAGTCGGTGTGCGCTATTGCGTCCAGAAGGTTCTGTTGGCCGGGGAGCTGCCCGTCCAATGGTTCGCTCCCAGCGGCGGATCGCTGGTTCGTAATCCCCCCAATTTGTCCGTTCTCGATCACCTCGTTGAGATTCGCCACCCCATGCCCCTTCGCTCTCATCCTGGCTACTTGCTCCGCAGTCTTTCCCTTCTGGGCGTCGTGCGCTTGTGGCGTCGGGAGTAAGTTCACAGGCGCACCAGATGCCTTTGAATATGTCGGCGCGAGTGACTTCGCCACACCGGGGAGTAGGAGTTCCGTTGATCGAGCACCGCTCCTTGTCTCCGATCCGCCCAGCATCATCCCGACGGTAGGAGTCGGGAGCAGGTGCTCCACTTCGTCCGCCAGCGTCGGCCCATGTCCCCCCGCCCTGCGCTTGTCCGGGTGCTGCGAGCCTCCGTTCACTGCGAGCTGCGACGTCGGAGTCTTGAACAGTGGACCCTCGCTTGGATCCAAGCCGCAGAGCGTGACGATCTGATTGGTCAAGAAGGGCTGCCCGGTAGTCAGTCGACGGGCTACGCCCATGGTGCTTGACGGTTTGAGCCCTTCCGATGCGACCGGAGTCAACAGCAAGGACGAAGACGCGGAAACGTCCGTGGCAGGCTCCCACGTCGGCAGCTCGTAGGCCACGCCATTGAGTGTCATACCCGAGGTCGGAAAGGTCCCCGAGAACACGTCCAAGTGCTCGCAGAATAACCCCTCCGTCTGTGGTGTCTCCCATACATCCCGGGCACTGTTCCAGATCGCTAGCGGCTGTGGCACTGTAGGCTCCTCGTACGTTTTCCCAGACCACGTAGGTCGGCTGCTGGATGGCGATGGCTTCACGCATTTGGACCCACAGATTAGAGCGGGTCCCTTCGGTCATGCCCCGACGTGCGCCGGCGGCGGAAAGGTCCTGGCAGGGCGTGCCGCCGGAGATGATGTCTACGGGTTCGATGGCTGCCCAGTCGATCTTGGTCATGTCCCCGTAGTTAGGCACGTCGGGCCAGTGATGGGCGAGGATCTTGGACGGCGCTGCGTCGAACTCGCTGAACCATGCAGACTCAGCACCGAACACTTCCTCCACTGCCATGCCGAGCCCGCCGTAACCGGCGCAGAGTTCGCCTAGCCGAAGGCTCATTGGTTGCTCATTTCTTTGCGTCGTTGCGTGAATTCTTTGGCTTCTCGGGCAGCTGCGAGGAGTCCAGCCCGGCCCCCATACCTTGGGGGTGGTAGCCGTTTGACTCCGGTGATGATCCGCTCGATTTCCTCGGCTACACGGGCCTCTTCGGCGGCGAACTCGTCAGCCATGCGGGCGGCGGCACGGAGTTCGCCTAGTTGCAACTTCTTCTCTTCGAGTGACATTTGCCGGGCGGCGGCGATGGCTTTGGCTTCGGCTATCTGCTTGGCTGCTGCCCCGGGTCCCTTGTACTGGTACATCAGCGGGGTCTCCCTTCCTTCATGACGTTACGGACGGCCTGGTTGGCTGTTGGGTCGGAGTAGGTGTTTGTTCCGTTGGTGCGGCTGCTGGGCTTGCGCTCGTCCCAATGGCAGGCGCACGTGCGGGCCTTGGCGCATGCATGGGGCGTCCAGCAGCAGGATCGGGAGCAGGGCGTCATGCGGCGAGGTCCGGGCGGTGGGTGATGTGTTCGCGGATCATGGCCGGCTGGAACCCTGACCAGATCACGTCTCCCTCGGGCGCGGATGCGATGACGACGGGCATCTCACGGCGGTCCAGCGTCTCAGTGACGTATCGGTAGGCGGTTGAGTCTTCCTCGACGTTCACGGCGGTGTAGTAGATGCCTTCCCGGTCAAGTACTTTCTTGGTCATGTCGCATGAGCGGCAGTTGTACTTGGTGTAGATCACGGTCGCTACGCCGTCGCGTGCCTGGATGCGTTCGGTCAGGTCGGCGGGCCGGGTAAGTTCAGTAGTCATGGGTGGTTCCTTCTGGGGGTATGGAGCGGCGCCCAGCCGGGGAGGGTCTGGGCGCCGCTGGTCATGAAAAAACCGCCTCAGTGGGCGGCTTCGGGTAGGTGCCGGCAGTCGCGGCATTCGGTGAGGTGTTTGTCGCGGGCTGGTTGTCCGAGGCGGAAGATGATGCCGCAGCGTTTGCAGACCCGCTCGTTGGCGAGTAGGGGTGGACGGTATGGGGTGGTTCGGGCGAGGACTCTCAATGGTCAAGTCCTCCTGCCCAACGCCGCCCGGATGTCCTCTAACGTGACGGGCTTTGTTGTATTGCTCGTGGTGATAACGACCGGACATTGATGGAAATCGGCACGGCCATTCGTGACCGTGATCTCGCCACGGCAGTAGGCGCACTCGGTTATGAACGTGGCGTGGATGCCTCGGGGCTTCGTTTTCATCAGAACGGCGGTTCTGAATCGGGACCAGTACCCCAGCCGCCAGCGTTGGATACGCCGGGAGTTGCCCACGGGTCTTCCTGTGCGGCGGTTGTCTGGGCGCGAGATCCCTGCTGCCCGCCATTCCTCGACGGCATGATGTCCACGCCCTTGACATTCACGTCCAGCGATACTCCTGGTGTGCCGTCCTTGGCTTCGTACTTCCGCGACATGAAGTCTCCGTAGACAGTGACTCGTGAGCCCTTGGTGAGTTTGCCGTCGTAGAACTCGGCCAGGCTGCCCCAGATCGTGCAGTTCAACCACTGCTCAGCGAGCGTCTCCCACTCGCCATTGTCGAGCTTGCGGGACTTTGAATCGGCAACACTGAAGCTCATGACTGGGCTTCCCGATTTCGTGTACTTGAGTTCTGCGTCCCGGCCAAGGTTCCCGGTGAATTTGATGTCAGCCATTTACTTCTCTCCTGCGATGCGTTCGATGGTGGGTAGCCATTGTTTGGCGACCTCGGGGGTGACGTTGACGAAGGTGGTCATGCCGATGCGCAACTGGTGGACGCCGCGGTCGTCGATGGGTGGGTGTTCGCTGAGGATCGGGGCGAGCGTTAGGGACAGGGACACTGTTGGTTCGGTCATGCGGTGGGCTCCTGTGCCTGGTTTTTGATGTGGGCGAGTGTGTCGGGGTCGGCTCCTGCTGCTTGTGCGTCCATGTAGAGGGCACGGAGTCCGTCAACGTTGCCCACCAGTGCGAAGGCCTCGGTGCGCCAGTCGCGTAGGGCGGCCGGGGCTTGCTGGGGTGTATCGGGGAGGGGCTGAACGGTGAACATGGCTGACTTCCCGCGCTTGATGAGCAGCGGCACCTTCAGCGGCTTGTCGATGCCGGTCATGTGGCTGATACGTGAGCCCCCAACGGCAGCCCCGCCAAACTCCACTGACGGGTCACAGTAGAGGGTGACGCGCTGCCCGACGTAAGCGGATGTCTTGCCGCCCCACGCCGCCACGATCACCCTTCGCATCGATTTGCCGGGACGCCACACGCGGGGGAACCCTTGAAGGTGAAAGTTGAAAGGCTGCTCAGCATTGCCCTTACTGACGCTCTCGATCAGAAAGGTTCTCGGCCCGCCAAGCAGGTCCACTGCATCAAGCTGGTCACTCTTAGGCGCCAAGCTCTCGGTCATATCAAGGTCCATCAGAAAATCTCCATCTCGGGGAATAGGTCTATGCGTTCTGTCTTGGGGAGGTCGGCAGTGATGGCGTTGTAGCGCACAACCATTTCGTTGGCTGTCATCTCAAACTCTGCGACGGCTTCCTTGATCGCTGCCTGCCATTTCGCGTCAGGCTCTACGCGTTTCCGCCACAACGGCATGCCTCCGTTATAGGAGAGGAAATCGATCCATTCGCGGCCGGATACGAGCAGGCCGGTTTGGCACTGGGCTATGTGTTCGAGTGGAACTTCGTCGGCCAGGATCGTGGCGAGGTGCTTTTTCTGGCGGGGCGCCTTGATTTCCAGCAGGCCGTCATCGCCTACCACGCCATCAGGAGAGAACCCGATCTTGTAGCCCTCAAAGTCGCGGACCATGAATCCAATTTCCTTAGCCGGTGCGTATGTCTCGCTGTAGATGTCTCGGGCGAATGGTTCGGAAAGAGTTCCACGCTCCATATCCCGGCTCGGGAACAGCAGTTCAACGTGGCCCGTGATCCGTTCGGCTACGAGGGTCATTATCAGCGCCCTTGCTGTGTCGCTGCTCATGTCGGCGCCGATCACCCGATCCAGCCCGCGAGCCGCTGCCGCACGGGCCGGGTGGAGGGTTTTCAGTGGCGCAGGCGAGCGCTTCCCGATGCAAGGTTCGGCAGTGAGTGCGCCGCATTCCGGGCAGCCGGTTTCTATCGCTGTCGGCTGGCGTGAAGTCACAAGCTGACCGACTACTGACGCCGTGACGATACCGCACCGTGCAGCCAACCACTCGTCGGATCCCTGTTCTAGTTCTTCGAATATTTCCAGGCTCATTGGTCTCCCCTTGGGCATAAAAAATGCCGCTCAGTGGCGGCGTGGTTGATTTTTGAATCTCTGTCGTTCGGGGTTTATGTTTCCCCGCGTAGGATCCGTTCGATCCGGTGGATGGATATAGCATCTTCGGTGCGTTGCCTGCTGATTTCGTGCAGGGCCCGTTTGTTGCGTTCCTCGGCGCCGGACGTGTCGGCACTCGGTGGTTTGGGTTTGGGTTCGAAGTCGTTGAGTTTGTTGTAGAGCACAGCAGCCGCCTTCTCGTGCTGGTGGGGGATGTCTTGGTGTATGCCGGGTGCGATCTCGTGGCGCGTGTAGCAGGGGGTCACGGGGTGGCCTCGACAGCCGCAGCACGGGCACGGTAAACGGCGTAGCACTTTCTGCATCTCCGCTTGCCGTCGCTCGTGAATCTTGTGTTTACGAGGTCGAAAGGATGGCCTCGGAGGCACTCTGTTTTTCGGTTATTCAAGCCTGAGAAGCCATCGGCCCGCAGCTTGTTAATGCGCGGCTTCACGGGCTCCAGATGATGCGGGTTCACGCAGCCTTTGTTCTTGTCCAGTTCCAGCACCCATCATCTGATCTGGTGATCTTGTTCTTGATCCGCTCCGGAAGGTCTTCAATGATCATTTGCCTACTCCAATCGCATCGGCCCTTGCACGCAGCCAGTTGCCGTGATAGGTAGCACCGAAGTCGTCGGCCGCGTCCCTGAGCGCCTCGGCCTGTGCTGCCTTGACCGGCCCAAACCCCGCATCGGACAATGCGGCGGCGAATACCTCGGCGCGGTGGAGGCGGTAGGGTGCCCAGTCAAGATGGGATAGACGCTGCCCCTTAGCAAAGTCACACCCCGCACAGGCGAGCTCCCACCAGCCACCTTCGTACTCACGATGGTCTGGGCGGTGCTTGTCCAGTTCTTCCAGCACCTCGGCCATGGTCTTCACTGGGACTCCCGTTCTGCCTCAATGCGTTGGCGTATCTCGGCTTCGATGAGCATGTAAGTGGGGTCCTCCAGGTGCAGATACTGGATGTAGTAGTCCTGCTTTTCCAGCTCGGTGCGCAGGTCTTCGCGCTGCTTGTCAGTCAGCTTGGACGGGTCCAGGTAGCGGTCTGGGCCGCCGTGCTTGGGGATGGCACGGATGGGCATGGGGGTTCCGATGCTCACTGGGACTCCTTCAGCGCGTTCTCGATAGCGGCACGGAAGCTCTTGGCGTAGTGCTTGTCGCCGTCCGCGAGGGTGTCCAGGTAGTCGCACTCAGCGAGCACACTCTCGACGGCTGCGGTCAGGCGGGCAACCGTGGACGGGGCCGAAGCGATGAAGTCCGCATTGAACGTCCTCAGCCCTCGGTGCGGGTCGGAAGTCACGGCGATCATATGGGCGTCGTCAACATTCGAGTTGCCTACGGGATCGGCCATGACACCCATTCCCCAGACCTTCCATGCGCCGGGCGTGATGGCACTCAACTGTGCTTTGATGCCGTCCAGAACCTCACGGGCCGTCACTTGGTGGCCTCCAGTGCGATGATCCGGTCAATGGCGATGCGGGCGGTTGGGACCATCCCCGCGTAATTCACTTTGCAGTCCGGGTCCCTCTCGGCTTCCCCTGCGATCTCTCGCGCCAACTCATCCCGGCGCTTGTCGAGGGCGGCGTCCTGACTGGCGATAAACTGCCAGACCGCGATGTCTTTCAAGCACCAGCCGCGAGCGTTCTCTTCGCTGGTGTACACGATGCTCTGCCCACCAGTTACGTAGGTGTTGCTGTCATGCAGGGAGCGCGTCACCTTGGGCAGGTCCTCCCGTGGGATGACAACAAACTTCTCCAGGACTCGCCCGGCGGCGGCAACCCTGCCGATGGTCCCGCCAAGCGGGTGTTCG